CGACCATGCCGGTGTACGGGTCGACGTCGGCGATCGACGCGGCGCGCTCGCCGTCGGCACCCGGGAAATTGTGATCGACGATGATCCCGTCGAGCGCGGCCATGACCCGCTCGGCCTTGCCGCTCTCGATCTCCAACATGACCCGCATCGGGAAGTCGACCAGGATCCGCGCCCACCAGCCCGCGAATGCGCCCTCGGTGAGCTCGATCTCGACCGTCCGCGGCTCGGGCCGCTTCGCGACCTTGCGCCGGAGCGCACGCGGCTCGGCGCTCACGGGATCGCCGCCAGGCTGCACACGAGCGTCGGGCTGATGAGCGGATTCACCAGGTCGTCGGCGAGCCGCGCCTTGATCTTGTAGAGGTTGATCCCGTCGCGCTGATCGGCGATGACCTCGACCTTCTCATAGAACACGGCGAAGTCGAATTGCAGCGACGGGAAGGATCCGCCGAGCACGACGGGGCTGGTGTTCTTGAGCCGGATGTAGTCGAGCGTCTGCGCGAGCCATTTGTCGTAGAACTCGCTGATCGCGAGCGCGGTCGATTCCACCGTCATCTCTAGCGAGCCGCCGAATGACGTCTCGACGTGCTGACCGAAATAGAGGTTGCCGTCCTGGTACCGCTCGGGCACGAGCCCGGTCATCACCGTCAGCTTGTGGTCGACCAGGAAGTTGAGCGACACCGAGGCGCCCGGCAGGCCGGCGAACGTGCCGGCGAATTTGATCGTCCAGTGATCGCCGACGATCTTGGGCGACACCGCGGGATCGGCCGGCGTCGCCTTGGCGGGTTTCGTGACGTGCTGACCGAACAGGTCGGCCTCCATGCTCGTCATGCCGCCCTTGGCGCTCTTGAGCGAAAACGATCGCATCATGCAGTAGGCGATCCGGTAATTTTGTGTGTCATCGCCGACGTCGAAGGTGTGCGCCTCCTGAAGGTTCGCGGCCGTCATCGACGGGGCGCCCGCCCATGTCTTATCCGCCGCGCCGCCGGTGCCGGTCAGGCCGCCTTTGATCTGCGTGATCGGCAGCACGAAATCGTCGAACGTCAGATCCTGGCGGAGCTTGAGCTTGACCGTCTCGCCCGCCTGGGTGACGCGCACCACGGTCGAGCGTCGGCCGCGGTTCTCGCCCTCGTGGAAATTGAGCTCGGGATCGACGTCGAGCACGCCCGTCGCGTCGCCCAGGAATTTACGGGTGGGCGCGACCGCCGTCCCGCGGGTCGTCTCCTTGCCGTGATTCGCGTAGGTGAAGTCCTGGATCCCTGGCACGGGCCGCCCTCCTAGGTGATCGCGTCGGCGAGCTCGTCGATCAAGCGGTCGCCGGCGTGCTCGATCGTCCGGTCGATGCTGTCTAGCGTGTCGTCGAGCGCCTCGGCGACGAATGGATCGGGGTCGGTGCCCGGGTGGCGCACCCGCCCGGCGAACCGCTCGACCGGGCCACCGACGCGGCTGACGAGCGCGAGGCTCCGGCTCCGGATCGGCAGGATCACGTGCGGGGCCGACCCGCCGACGATGATCGGGGCGATCGGGCCGCCGACGTGGATCTCGACGTCGGCGCCGTGGCGGACGCGCCGGATCTCGCCCTCAAGCGCCCCGGTCCGATGATGCCGTGCGGCGCGGGCCCGGACCGCCGCCTCGGCGTCCGCGCCGACGTCGTCGAGCAGCCCGTCGAGCGCGCCGTCGGCGACGTCCGCGAACGATCGCAGCGTGGCCGCCGCGGCCGTGAAGTCGTCGGCGTCGATCTGGAACGTCACGACCATGCCTCCGACGTGGAGGCGACACACACGAGCTCGATCCCGCTGTACCAGTCGTCGACGTAGCGCAGCGCGCCGATCGACCAGTCGGTGACGACGATCCGCGCGACCAGCCCGCCGAGCGTCACGAATGCCGGCTTGAGGCGATCCACGAGCACGGTCGTCCATTGGCGCAGCTGGACCTCGTCACGGGCCAGGTCCACGCCGCCGGCGAGATAGAACCGCACCCGGAACGTGACCAGGCCGAGCCGCGTCCCGCTCCGCTGCTCGGGGAATGACCCGCGCTCGGTGAATACGAGCACGGCCGGCAGCATGCCGAGCGCGTTCGGCAGGTTCGCGGTCGCCTCGCGGATATCGGTCAGGCCGCCCGGTGCCGGCGGCGTCGCGATGCCGGGCGCGAAGCGGGCGGCCAGGGCGACGGCGATCGCGTCGAGATCGGGCATCAGCCGACACCCTGCACGCCGCCGACCCGGGCCAGCGTGTTCGATTGCGGCGATCCGCTCGTGAAGTAGGTCGCCCACGGGAAGATGGCCCGGCCATCGGAGCCGATGACCGCTGACGCCGGCTTGCCGCGCGCCTGGTAGGCGACCGCGACCGCGTCGATCGCGACCGACACGATCTCGGGCGGCGTCACGGCGTAGCCGAAGTCGCCGACGATCTTCGCGCCGTTGATCACGGTCCGCAGCCGGGGCGTGCTGCCCGCGATGTAGATCCACGTCGCCGGGGCGCCGAGCCGGCGATCGAGCGCGACAGGGCGGAGCAGGATATCGGCCGCCAGGACGGCCGTGTAGGTCCCACCCGCGTCGGGCTGATCGGTCAGCGCCACCGACAGCGTCGTGACGGCCCGGATCCCGCGTCGGATCTCGATCGCCGAACCCTCGATCGTGTCGACGACGTAGGTCGCCGCGTTCTCTGGCACGAACCGCCGCTTTGTCTTGTCCTGGATCCAGTCGCTGACCTGGTCGATCAGCTCCGAGAACAGCGCGTCATCGCCGGCGTCGGTGATCCGGAGCCGGCTCTTGACTTGCGCCGTCGTGCACAGCTGATCGGCCATGCTCGCCTCGTGCTAGGGCCCCCGACCGGGCGGGTCGCACTCGCCCGGTCGGGGTGGGGGGGGAGGTTTTACGCCTGGTCGAGCCCCATCCGCACGCGGAGCTCATGGACGGCCGCGTCCATCCGATCTTGGGTGTGCTTCGGGTCGCGCCGGTTCGGGTCGCTGTCGAATTCGCGCCGCGCGGCGTCGCGTGCCCGCTTGTTCATCGCCCGGCGCTGCTCGACCGTGTACTCGACCGCGAGCTCGGGGTCGTCGTCGGTGTAGCCCATGTGGGTAGACGTCCTTTCCCGGCCGATCAGGCCGCAGTCACTTTGAGGGAGCCCAGGCGGGCGCCGACGACCAGGTAGGCCCAGATCCCGACGCGGACCGCCTGCGGCCCGACGACCTGATCGAAGCTGAATGATGCGATCGAGCTCTCGAACGTCACGAAGTCGGTCGGCCGGCCGAACACGTTGACGTTGACGGTCGACGCATAGGACAGCTTCGAGCGCGCCGTCAGGACGCCGAGCGCGAGCTCGGTATCGTCGGCCAGCGTGACGCCGTCGCTATTGACGGCGCCGATCATCGGCAGGAACGGCCGACCCGTCGTGTCGCCCTGGGCGGCCAGGACCGGGAACAGGGCTGACGGGATGAAGGCGCCGGTGGCGCCGCGGAACCGGACGGCGAAGTAGTTGATGACGTTCGCGAGCGTGCCGGCGTACGGGGTCGCCGCCGTGATCGCCACGCCCGACGCGGTCGAGCCGGCCTCGACGGCCGTCTTGATGACCGTCTCGGACGCCTGGGCGTATGCCTCGTTGAGATCCTGCAGGAGCATCGCCTGGATGGTCGGATCGGCGCCGTCGAGCGTCTGGCGGCTGACGTCGGTGAAGGCGCCGTACATGAGCGGCGTCGCGTTGACGGCGGTCGTCGCGAAGTCGGTCGAGCCGAGCGCGGCACCTTCGGCCGACTGGACGGCGACGGCGGTCGACGTCGTGACCTTCGGGAAGGTCCGCACCCGGGCGTCCGCGATCGGGAAGCGATCGTAGAACGACCCCATCGGCCGGCCCTTCAGGATCCGCGGCGTGAGCAGCCCGGGCACGAAGTCGGTCGGATAGGCGCCCGGGATCTCGGAGCTCAGGACGTCGCCGGCGCGCGAGAGCAGCGGCGCCCCGCTGACCGCGGCCCGGCGGAGCTCGCCGGTCGTCCAGTCCCAGGCCGCGGCGCGCTCGATCGCGAGCGCCGTCTCGGCCAGGAGCCCGGTGTGGCGCTGGACCCGTTGCTGTGCCTCCCAATCGCCCTGTGACGCGCGGTACTGGTCGCGCAGGAAATAGTGCTCGGCGCTCGGGGTGTAGACCCGCTCGGGGCGCGTGACCCGGACCGTCGGATGGGCGGCCGACCGGCCGAGCTCGGCGATCGTCTGTCCCTCGTCGAACCGGCGGCGCTCCAATTCCTGGCGCTCGACCATCGCCTGACGCTCGACGTCGACCGTGACCCGCGTCCGGTTCGGGCGATCGCCCGCCGGCGCCGGCGTCGCGGGCGGCGCCTCGGCCTCGGCCTGGTCGTCGGTGGCGGCCGCGTCGGCGGCCGGCTGTGTGTTCGGCATGTCGCCCTCCGTTGCGGCCCTGACGGCCGTGATCGGCGCCAGATAGGCGCCCCGCTCGACTACGGCGACGCGCCGTATATCGATAGCTGTGCGCTCGACGACGCCGTCGGCGCGGGTCCGTTGTGCGACCGGCGCGAACGTCGCCGAGAATTCGGTCAGGACCCCGTCGCGGGCGAGCTCCAGGAGCTCGTCACCGGCCGCCGTCCGCGCGACCCGGAAGCCCATCCGCAGCACGTCGCCGACGTCGGCGCTGACGCCGCGGCCGACCAGGACCGAGCCCTCGTGCGTGTTGTACCCACGGCCCGGCGCCGTGAGCGATTCAAGCGTGACCCGGGTCGGGTCGAGCCCGTCGACCGCCTGGCGGGCGATCGTCTCGCGGTAGCGCGGCCCGGTCGGCGAATCCTGGACGTCGACGACCTGGCCGAACGGGATGACGATCCCTTCGATGATCCGCTCGGACGGATCGCCGGCCGCGCGGACGCGCAGCTCGGCCGTGAAGTCGCGCCGGAGCAGATCAGGCGGCATGACCTACCGCCCGAGCCCCGGCTCCATGAACGGCCCGCCGAGCGCCGGCAATTCGGCGGCGCCGGCCGTCGCGACCGCCTCGACGATCTCCGCCTGTCGAGCGAGCTCGGCCGCCCGGGCGGCGTGCGTCGCCGCGTCGCGCCCGGTCGCCGGCGCCGAGGCCGGCACCGCGATCGCGGCCTCGATCTCCGCCTGATCCGCCGCGTCGACCTCGGCGGCCGTCCGTGTCTTTGCGCTGTCCGCCATGTCTGGAACCTCCTAGCTGACTGATGCCGTGACGGTCATCGGCTCGCCGGTCGTCGGTGAGCTCGCCGCCGTCGCCTTGCGGGGCGGCAGTCCGAACCCGCGGAGCCGCGCCTCGTCAACGTCCAGGATCGGGCGCTCACCCGATGTGAGGGCGACGTACGCGGTCGCCCGCGATCCGACGTCGCCCTGTAGGAACCTGGTCGGGTCGAGCTGCATCCGCCGGCCCAGGAGGTAGTCACCCGGCAGGAGCTCGCTGATCGCATCCTCGATCGGGCCCATGTAGCCGCGCAGCGTCATCGTCAGGAGATCGAGCCGGTCATTCTCGACGTTGCTGTATGTCTCGCTATCGCCGGCCGGCGCGTTCAGGATCCGGGTAGGCACGCCGAAGTAGCGGCCGACGTCGGCCGTCATCTCGCGTCGCGCCTCGACGGCCGATTCGGACGTCGGATCGGCGCCCCACGGGCCCGCTGACGCGCCCTTGCTGAGAACCGGCGGCATGCCGGCCGCGCGCCGGTTCACCCATCGTTGTGACAGGCGCTCGGCCTCATTGTCGTCGAGCTCCTGGTCGGTCGTGATCTGCGTCACCGTCGGCCCGCCGTTCTGCCAGTAGCGGGTCATGTGGATATCCGCGGCCACGTACGCCGTGAATTGCTGCCGGGCGATGTCGAGCAGCCCCGATAGCTGCTCGCTGACGCCGGGCATCGGCGCGCGTTCGATGATCGTCAGCTGCTCGGCGTCGACCTCCTGGCCGGCGACCGCGTAGCGGCTCGGGAAGCTCAGCCCCCACGGATCGAGCGGCCCGGCGGGCTGGACGATATCGGGCGGCAGCGGCAGGAGCGACCAGGGCAGCCGCTCGCTGTCCTTGCCGCCGACGTGGAGGTTGTAGCAGCGGTTGTACAGCGCCTCGGTCGCGACGACGCGCCAGGTCCACCAGCGCCGGGTCCGGAGGGCGAGCGGCCGGCGGACCAGGCGCGAGCTCGGCACGACCTCGTCCCCGTACCACTCCGTCCAGGGCATGTCGGCGATCGTGTCGGCGATCAGGGTCACGCACCGCCAGACGGCCGAGACACCGAAGATCGCCCGACCGTCGACGTAGGGGACCTGGGGGACCGCGACCATCTGCGGGGTCAGCATCCTAGCCGCGGGCGCCGCGTTCCGGGCGAGCAGGAGATCGACCAGACCCATCGGCCGGCACTATAACACCCACCCGCCACTAGGAGATAGCCCTAGGACGGCCCAGGACCGGGCGCGCTGTGCCGGGTGGACGTCACTGACACTTCCGGCAGGGACCGGGCGCTCCGGCCGCGACCGGCGGCCTCCGACGGCCTAGATGTGGATCCCGTGGTGCGGCGCCGGCAGATCCGGCGCGATGGCCGCCCAGGCCGCCCAGGCGGCCGCCCGGAGCGCATCGATCTCGCCGAGCGAATCGCGCACGCTGAACGTCCAGTCACCGAGCTCGAGCGGCCCGCTCGGGCGGGCGAGCCGGACCTGTTGCGCGAGCAGCGGATCCGCCTCGTGCGTGACCCGGCCGCCGACAAGCTCCGCCCGGAACAGGGCAGCCGCTGCCTTCAGCTGCCGCGGGCCGAGCTCGATCGTCGGGATCCGCGCGGCCGCGGCCGCGGCGCTGACGTAGGGCGCGCTCGCCGCCTGGCCGGCGTAGGCGATCGCCGCCGGCCGCCAGGCCCGCGCCAGGCGGCCCACGAGCGCCGTCAGCGCCTCCGGGGCCACGCTCGGCGCGGCCGTCCGGGCCGCGTCGAGCTCACCCGCGACGCCGACCCACGCGCCGAGCTCCGTCTGGATCCCGACCGCGACCGTCAGCCGGCGCCAATTCGGGACGACCTCGACGGCGAGCACGACGCGGCCGGCGGCCTCGGCCGGCTGTGGCGCCTCACGGGCGACCCACGTTCCGGGCGGCAGCCATTCATCGATGCCCTCGGACCAGAGGTTGAGCGTTTCCTGGCGGTAGGCGGTCGCTGACAGGCTGTGGATGCTGCCCAGGATCGGGCCCAGGGCGAGCCGACCCTCGGCCGCGGCCGGATTCGCCTTCAGGACCGCCCGCGGGTCGGTCGGGTCGTCGTCGTCGTCGGCCGCGTACCAGGTCATCCCGAACCCGCCGAACGGCTCGACGCCGTCGATGATCCGCCGGCCGCGCTCCCACCAGTCGCGGAGCAGGATCGAGCGATCATCGCCGGCGCTCGACGTCGCGAGGATCAACGGCTCGGGGCGGGCCCGGGTCGTCGGCTCCAGGGCCGCCCATGTGTCGTAATTCCGTTGGGTGCGGACCTCGTCGAACAGGCCGAGATCGGTCGACAGGCCGCGGATCGCGTCGCGCGATTCGCGCGAGCCGGTGGTGTAGGTCCGGTGCCGACCGAACAGGTCCGAGCGGATGCCCAGGTAGCGCGTCAGGGCCAGCCCGCCGCGTGGATAGCGGCGCTTGATCGGCGCCAGGTCGGTCAGGACCGCCTCGTACGGGATCCGCGCCTGCCCGCGGTCGAATGCGAGGCCGAGGATGACCTCCCACGGCGGGATGGCGGGCGCCGTGAGCGCCCAGCCCGTGACGGCGCGCACGCCGACCGTTTTCCCTTGCTGCCGGGCCGTCGAGAGTAGGTAGTGCCGGTGCACGAGCGTTCCGGCGGCCGGGTGATCGGCCGGCCAGACGGCGAGCGCCCGATTCAGGCCGCGTTGCTGCCATCGGTCGAGCCTGATCCCGAGCTCGGAGGCCGCCCAGGCCGCGACGTCGGGGCCCCACGAGTCCGTGACGCCGGACGGAAGGGGAGTCTGCCAGCGCGGGGCCGGGAGGGCCCGCGTCATCCGCGTGTGTTCGTCCGGATCGACGGGTGTCGACCTGGGTCGTCCTCCTGGATCGCCTTCCACGAACGCAGCGGCCCCGGTTTCGGGAGCTCGGGGTGCAGATCGACCAGGATCCCACACTCGCAGCGCACGCCCGCCTCGATCTCCTCGGCTTTCGAAGGTCGCCCGCGACGTCCGGAGCCCTTGCCTCCGCGGATCCCGGGATGCGTGCTCACGACGGGCCGAAATCGACCTTGCGCGGGCGCCTGGCGCGGGTCGCAGGGGTCGCGGGGCCCTGACCGGGCGCCGGGGTGGGGTCGACCTCGGTCCCGAGCTCGCGCCCGACCCTGATCCCGCGATCCACGAGCCGATCGCGGCGCGGATCGTCGAGCGCGATCGTGAACTCCGGCGCCAGGTCCGGAATCAGGCCCGATTTCCGGGCCCCGAGTGCGTCGACGATCGCCCGGAGCTCGTCACGGAGCGTCGATTGCCAGGCGGCGAGCAGCGTCGTCGTCGCGGAGCTCGGCGTACCGACTCGGCGATGCCGGCGCGCCTGGTCCTGGGGCCGTCCGGGGCCATCGGCCGTCATCCTGCTACATCCGGGTAGCCCATTTGCGCTCCGACGCAAATAGCCGGACGGGGCACCGGTCTGCGCGAAGG